CTTAATTCTCGCAGAAACGAGAAAAACGAGATTTTCGAAAACGGAAAACCAAAAATTTTCAAAAGATCACAACGACCGGGAAAAACCCGGAAGCAACCACAAAAACCGCGAAGGAGGCCGAAAAAGTGAAAAATATAATATTCTTCGACAGCGGCCTCGGCTTTGAGCTTCTGGAGAACCAGGAAGCGAACGCAAACAGCATATGGCTTTACTTTACTACCAGCGACGCGGCCAGCCAGGTGCTACACATTTCAAAAGGCTTTTTCGAATATGAATTCGAGCTTGACAGCGACACCGAACAGCGTTTCGAGCTTGAAAGCCGCTACTGGGCCGTAGATGGAGATACGAAGATCTGGCTAACAAACGCAGACGGCGAAAGCCCCGGCGTATTTATTACATTTCCGGAGCAGATAAGAACCGACGCCGCAGTAGAACAGACAGACTTAACACACTTTTATTTACAGCCGGCCAGAGATGAGGCCGAAGAGCTACGGGCGCAGGCCATAGCGACAACGAACACGCGCGACTATGAGATCGGCGCACTACTTCGGACAAAAATACTTGAACTTGTTTGGATGACCAGCAAAGAAGGAACAACCGGAGTATATAACGCCACCGTGCTGGTACAGGTTAGCGACGTAGAAGAGGGCGAGGAAGAAACGGCGGAGATTATAATCCGCTACAATAACCAGGACGACGAGCTTTTTATACCGCGCCAGACCGTACACAATGGCCGCTATATTCTTACCGTTTCTTACCCTGTTCTAAGCATGAAGACGAACGAGCCGAACGTGCTCTCGCTTTACCTGAAGATGAGCGGAGGAACGGCGACCGTTCCGCAGCAAAACGCGAAGGCTTCTATTTTTGCTTCCGGCTTGCTAGACACTAACAAGTTTACCGGAGAAATAGAACTAGACGACATAGTGCCGATTATTAACATCGGCGGCCAGCCGTTGCAGCTTGTAACAATTGTCGATCAGTTTGGCGGCGTACAGTTTGATACGCTTATACTGGAGAACAGAAGCGACTACGTAAGAGTTATTGAACTGGGCGCAGGTTTGCAGCTTGCAGACATTGCCGAAGAGATCAACCAACAGATCCCGGCCGATACGCTTCTATGGGAGCGCCAGACGGGCGCAGCGTTTGGAACGGGCGCGGATGACTACACATGGGAAGCGATGGAAGAAAGCTTTATTTGGGGAGATGAGGACTAGAAAATATGAGTACACGCACGACATACTACAACTTGACGAAGCCGGACGCAGACGAACACGTGCTGCGTACAGTTATAAACCAGAACTACGACGCCATAGACTTACAGATGCACGCAAACGCGGAGGCAGCGAAGGAAGCGGCGCAGATTTCGGCGGATGAGTACGACGAGGCGGCCAGCTATGTAAAAGGCGACTTCTGCATATACTTGAATACGCTTTACAGGGCGAACAAAAACACTTCCGGACCGTTCACGGCGGCAGACTGGGACGCCACGACCATCGCGGACGCTTTCGAACCAAAGCACACATGGCGACTTTTTGAAACGCTAACGGCAGAGAACGAAACACGATTTGTTTACAGCTCAGATTTGCCCGAAAATGTAACAGGTATTTTAATAGATAGTGAAGTTCAAGCAGGAGCAAATGCCGCAACACTGGGATTTGGTTTTTCGTTTGACGGAACGAGTTATGCAACATCTGTCGGTGTTACAAGCGGCATCAACACAGGCATAAGGTATAGCCGAATGTGGTATTTGCTAGACGGCAATTTGTGGTACAGCCGAATCACGTTAGCAGGAACGGCACTGCCAAGTAATTTGACGTTACAAGAGCGAGTGGACATGGACAACATAACACTTGGCGGAGAAGTTAAAAAAGTAAGAATTTATGCACCGACAGGACAAACACTGCCTGACAATTCAACATTTAAAATATATCTAAGACAATAGGAGGGCGAGAAGATGAGAATAAAAGGACAGGCGCAGATCCTGCTCCGGGACACGATCACCGGCGAAGAAAAGCGCTTTGAGCATGAGAACGATTTAACAGACTTCGCGACCGAATATTTCAGAGAGTGCGGCGCGTTGAACTGGAATCCGCTGGCAAGCTTGCCAACACAGGAATATACGCTTGATGACCTTTTCGGCGGCATTATGTGCCTTGAAAAGCCGATCACTTCGAACTCGCCGACGTTTCCGACGCGTAAGCCGTTATACGTTCCGGCAAATAACAAGATGACGGCCAACGCTTGCATTGATAACCAGGCGAACAGCGCGCAGGGCGTAACGGAGCTGGGACAGTATAACGAGGGCGAGAGTAGCGCCGACACAGAAGTGCGTAAGTACGTATACGACTGGGCGACGAACGAAGGAATCGGCGATATTTCCGCCATTTGTTTAACGACACGCGCCGGCGGATATATTGGAGCAGGAAACAGCACCAGCGATATAGCAGACGTAAGCTTACTTACGCGCTACTGGAGCGCTTACCACGGAACGTCCAGCGCTTCGCGGACCATAGACAACGACACTAGAAGCAGGCTTTGCGCGCTGGATATCGGCAACGCACAAGTAGCGACCATTTCCACGAGCGCGGCCGCAGCTTTACAGGCCGGAAGCGTTACGGTTAACTGGTATGATTCACCGATTTCAAAGCTTAACCCGTTCGAGAATATAACGACGTTTAAGGACTACACGGAACCCGGAGGCGTTAAGACGCTGAACACCCCGCGAAGATCCGAAACGCACACGTTCACGGCGGCCGCTTCCGTAAACTACGCGCGAGTGATGGGAGGAACCGGCTACATTCTGCTAGTAGGTTCGAACGTTTCGAACGTACAGAACGGCCAGCAAGTACACGCAAGACAGATCGAGAAAGACGGAACCGTTACGAGCTTTTCGGCGACCGTTGCAGGACTTTCGAATCCTATACCGCTAAATAACGCACAATTTATCGGCGGCCAGATCATAGACGGAGCGCTATACCTGGCGTACGGAGCAGTAACCGGAACGAACGCCACGATCCGTATTAAAATTGCTTCGAATGGAGCGGCGACAGACTACACCATGACCGGAGCGCTTTACCTTGACACCGACCGCGTTTTCTTTAACCAGGAAGGTAAAATATATCTGGGAGGAAGAAGCGCCGTGCCGGCAAGCGCAACGACAGGCCAGCAAGTAGGAAGCCGCTATTTGGACACGGTAACGGGCGCCATCCTGAAAACAAATTCGCTGGGATGGAACAGCGCACCAGGTACAGCAGGCTACGCGGCCGGCTTCTGGAATTGCTACGATAGTACGTGCTTGTTTTGTTGTGTTGGAAACGCGAGCAGCGGCGGCTTTCCGTGTTCCCCGCTTTCGATTATGCGGCCGCCTTGCAACTGGCTTTCGACAATTAACAACCTTAACAACACCGTAACGAAGACGGGAACGCAAACAATGAAGATAACTTACACGCTTACGCTTTACCGCGAGACGTAAGGAGGGCGCACGGATGGAAGGAAGACGCGAAGAGCTGGAAAAACTTATAAAGCCGGAGGACTTACCAAAAGCCCGATTCCTGGTTGAAGAAGTGCTTTTCATTGAAGCCAGGCTTGCAGAGCTTCGCCGGCTTCCGTTCCTGAAGATAGACCAGGCGAATCCCATGAGGCAGAAAGCGACGCCGGCGGCGAAGCAGTATAAAGAGCTATTGCAGCAATACAACAACAGCTTAAAGCTACTTTTCCGGATTTCCGGAGATGACGCAGAAGCAGAAGGCGAAAGCCCGCTAAGGGCATGGCTGAAAAGCCGGAAGGAAGGCGCGGCGGATGATTTGGACACCTGACACAAGCTTTTTACTGGAGTATAAAGCGAGAATAGACGCGGGCGAGATCATAGCGGGCGAGGAACTACGCGCAGAGCTTGCAAACCTTGAAGAAGATTTGAAGGCCGGCGCTTACCTTTACGACCGGAGCGGCGCACTACTTCGCATAGACTTTATAGAAGGCTGCGTAAAACTGACAAAAAGCCCATTTTACGGCCAGCCAATGAAGTTATTACTTTGGCAAAAGGCATTTATAGAAGCGCTTTACTCGTTCAAGATGACCGACGAAGTTACACGCGAAGGCTTACCGGTTGACCGTTTCAAAAGGGCGCTTCTGCTGATCGCCAGAAAGAACGGCAAAAGCGAAGTAACCAGCGGACTGGCAAACGCGGAATTCATAACCGGCAACGAGGGCGCGGACATTGTATGCAGCTCAAACGACGACGCGCAAGCCTCAATTGTATACGACGCCATGGACACCATGCGGCGGCTATTCGATCCGGAGGACCTGGACACGAAACGCAACCAGCGCTTTATACTGAACAAGGCGACCAACACGAAAGTATTTAAGCTTTCGGACCGGACGCGAAACAAAGAAGGCCGTAATATTGACTGGGCGATCCTGGACGAAGTTCACGAGCTGAAAACAAACGACATTCCGAAAGCCATTGAACAAAGCCAGAGCGTTAAAGATAACCCGAAATTTATACAGATCACCACGGAGGGATTTATACAGGAAGGCTATCTTGACGAAGAGCTAAGAAAGGCCCGCGCGATCATTCGCGGCGAGGATGACAGCGCAGCCGGCGCCCGCTTCCTTCCATGGCTTTACACGCAGGACAGCGAAGCGGAGATTTGGAGCAACCCGCGCAGCTGGCTAAAGAGCAACCCGTCTTTATACGCGATCAAACGCCCGGAGTATTTGGCGGAGCAAGTAGAGCTTGCAAAGCGCAGCAAGGCCGAACGCCTTTTCGTACTTTCAAAGGATTTCAATTTGAAGCAGAACGGCGCGCAAACCTGGCTTAATTTGGAAGACTACAGCTATACGGCCACTTTCGATCCGGAGGAACTACGCGGGCGCTTCGCTATAGGCCACGTAGACCTTGCAGAGACGACCGACTTATGCTGCGCCAAAGCGCTGGTATATTTACCGGAGCAGAAAACGAAGTATATACTTACGCGCTACTACATACCGGAAAGCAAGCTTGATCCGGAGAACGACGACCACAACGCCGGCGCGAAGTATTCCGAATGGGCGCGGGCCGGCTATATCACCGTTTGCGAAGGTAACGAAGTAGACTTGACACTTTGCGCGGCTTTCTTTTTCGAGCTTTGGCGCGACTACGGAATCAAGTTATACAAATGTGGATACGATCAGAAATTCGCGCGCGACTGGTTAAACGGTATGAATGAATACGGATGGACGCGCGAAGCCGGCGACGTTGAAATGATTTTACAGAACGCACAGACGCTTAACAACGCTTTGAATCTGGTTGAAGCGGATTTCAAAAGCGGAGTAATTAACTACAACGAAAACCCCGTAGACCGCTGGTGCTTTTCGAACGCTTGCTTAAAGGTAAACGACCAGCGCCAGGCTCTCTGCGTGAAGACGGAAAACGCAAAAAAGATAGATGGAGCAGTAGCGCTTATATCACTTTACGAAGTTTTCCGGAGATACAAAGCCGATTTAACCAAACTAAACGGAGGATAAAAAAAGATGGGCATTTTTGACGGGCTTTTCAGAAGAAAGCCAAAAAACACAAGGCTCGCGCCGGACGTTAACGGCTTCTGGCCGATTTATACACAATTCGGCACGAATATTTATTGTAGCGACGTAGTGCAGCAAGCCGTGAAGTGTATAGTTGACGAGCTGAAGAAACTAAACCCGACGCACGTCCGCTACGTAGGAGCAGATCCCGCGCCCGTTTCCGGAAACGTTCAAGACGTTCTAGACAACCCGAATCCGCTAATGACAACAAGCGAATTTCTGGAAAAGACAGCCTGGCTTTTAATGTTGAACTATAACGCTTTTGTTATTCCGGTTTACGAAGTTTGGAGAGATCAAAAGACCGGAGCGGAGCGGCGCAACTATAAAGCGCTTTACCCGATCAACCCGGAGCAGGTAGACTTTATAGAAGACGCGAGCGGAACGCTATTTGTAAATTTCCGCTTCCGTAACGGTTATGTAACTACGCTACCTTACAGCGAAGTTATACACGTAAAGTATAACTACAGCGTAAATACGTATATGGGAGGCAATGAAGCCGGCCAGCCGGACCACGCCGCACTACTTCGAACGCTGGAGCTAAACAACGAATTATTGCAGGGCGTAGCTAAAGCCATGAAGGCCAGTTACGCGGTTAACGGCGTAGTAAAGTATAATACTATGCTGGATGACGGAAAGACGGAGCGAGCGCTTGCAGAGCTTGAAAGGAAATTGCAAAATAGCGAAAGCGGATTTTTACCGCTGGACCTGAAAGCAGACTTTACACCGCTTCCGCATAGTAGCGCTATAGTGGATGACCGCACGCTAGAATTTATAGACGATAAGATCCTGCGAAACTTCGGCGTACCGCTTGACATTTTACGCGGACAGTTTTCTAAAGAAACTTACGAAGCCTTTTACCAGAAAACGCTTGAACCGATCATTATAAGCATTTCGCAGGCTTTCACGAAAAAGCTTTTTACAGACCGCGAACGCAGCTTCGGAAATAAAATAGCGCTTTACCCGAAAGACCTTATCTTTATGACCG